GGAGGCTGATCCAAGTTCAGTAACCTTCTACAGTGCTAGAAACCCAGCATCTGTACAGCAGACATTTGGTGTTCTTCCCGGCGCTCGTCCTGTTGATTTTGGCGCTCCTGTACAGGTTGCAGCGCGGCAGCCAGTCCCCGTGACAGACCTTGTTCGTGCAGTAATGCCGCAGGAATCACCTCGCGTTGCGTTCAACCAACCTCTTGCTCCTCGGACACCAACCCCCAGCTTTATTGACCGTATTGTTACAGGCGCACTAGGCATTCCGGGGTACGATACTGGCCCCGGTCTTCTGGGTGGTTCTGCTAAGGCTGCTGAAATGGGGCAACAGATACTTGCAGGATCACAGCCGCAAGTGGTAGATAATTCATCTGCACCAGAAGCACCGCCTGTAGTTCGCCCAACAGGAGCGCCTACAAGACTTGCTTCCCTGCTTTTTGACCGTGGCATGAACCGTAGTGAAGAGCGCCGCCGCAAGCGCAAGTCTACAAACACTGACCAAATGCAAAGCGATGCTATCGGAGGATTACTGGCTTGAACGAGCAAGAACAAATCGAGTACGCAAAGTCACTTTTGTCTTCGCATGGTATTAGCGTTATTTTTCAGGCACTTGAAGAAAAGTATACAAGTGCTTGGAAAGGCAGTTCCTTCACGGATACTGCTGTCCGAGACGAGGCGTATCACATGATACGTGCTCTCTCTTCACTCAAGACACAGTTGGAATCTATCGCAAAAAGCGAGCAGATTAAGAATTTCAACTTGCGTCTTGCAAATATGAACAAGATGAGGTAAAACATGACAAATTCCCTGACCCCTTCTGGGACGGGATTCGCGGAAGCTGCAACCAAGTTTGAAGCCCTTCTGGCCGGGGATGAACCCGCAACCCAGACGCCAAACTCAGTTAAAGCTCCACAGGACTCGGAAGTTTTGACAACCGAGCCGCTGGCCGAGGACTCAGAGGATGAGACGCTGACTGAGACTGCCGAACAGGCAGACGAAGATAGTGCCAATGAGGAGGAAGCCACTGCTGACGTTGAGGATGCCGAAGAAGACGATTCTGAGCCAGAGATTCAGCTTGTCACCGTCAAGATTGATGGAAAAGAAGAGCAGATACCTCTGGAGGAAGCGATTCGAGGCTACCAGAGACACGCAGATTACTCGCGTAACATGAACCAAGTTGCTCAAGAGAAAAAAGCTCTTGAAGCTGAACTTACCGAAATCCAGACCGAGCGCGCTCAGTACGCCGAACTTCTCACTGCCCTTGAATCACAACTCGCGCAAAGTGTGGATCAGGAACCAGATTGGGAACGTCTCTACTCTGAAAACCCGCTCGAATATGTGCGTCAAAAAGACCTGTGGCGCGACCGCAGGGAACGTATTGAAGCCATTTCTGCTGAAAAGCAGCGTCTCGGTGAAATTCATGGTCGTGAACAGGCAGAAGCCATCTCTAACATCGTTGCACACAGCAAAGCCGAACTTCAGAAGGCTATCCCTGAGTGGAAGGATCAAAAGCGGTGGGAACAAGATCGAGCAGCTATCCGTGAATACGGTAATAAGCTCGGTTTCTCGGACGAGGAACTTGCTCAAGCATACGACCATCGTGCCGTTTTGGCTCTCTACAAATCCATGAAGTACGATTCTCTCATGGCAAAGAGGCCGCAACCGCAACAGAAGTCTAATGCTCCGAAAGTAGTTGGTGGTGGAAACTCCTCCAATGCTCCTCCGACCAAGACAAAAGCTGCCGTTTCAAACGCGAAACAGCGTCTCGCAAAAACCGGAAAGCTAGGAGAAGCAGCTTTCCTCTTTGAAAAACTTCTTTGAGGTGAATTATCATGGCACAGCCAACTAATCTTTTCGACCGTTATGACGCTACCCTTTCTGTTCGTGAAGACCTTGCGAACATCATCTACAACATCAGCCCTGAAGATACTGTCTTCATGAGCAACGTGGGCCGTGATACGTCCAAGCAGACGTTCACTGAATGGCAGACGGACGCTCTTGCTGCCGCTTCCACGACCAACGCGCAGATCGAAGGCGACGATGCCGCTGCTGACTCGCTGTCTGCTACCAACCGTGTTGGCAACTACACGCAGATCAGCCGCAAGGTTATTGCGACTTCCGGCACTCTTGAGTCGGTTGACACTGCTGGCTTCCGCTCTGCGATGGCCTATCAGATGGCAAAGGCTGCTTCTGAACTGAAGCGTGACATGGAAACTGCCATGCTCTTCAATCAGGCGGCAGTTGTCGGCAACGCCACCACTGCTCGTAAGACCGCTGGTCTTCCGGCTTGGCTGCGTACCAACGTGTCAAAGGCTTCTGACGGTGGCAACCCCACCATGTCCTCGACCAACGATGGCTACCCGAACGCCGCCCGTACCGATGGTACGCAGCGCACGTTCACGGAAACCATGCTGAAGGATGTCATTCAGTCCGTGTGGACGAATGGTGGCACCCCCAAGCTGCTGATGGTTGGTCCCTTCAACAAGCGCACCGTGTCGGGTTTCTCCGGCATCGCTGGTATCCGCTTCAATGTTGACGGTGCTAAGCCCTCTGCCATCATCGGCGCTGCTGACATCTACGTCAGCGACTTCGGCAACGTGTCCATCGTCCCCTCGCGCTTCCAGCGTGAACGCGATGCCTTCGTAGTGGACCCGGAATACGCAGCGGTTTCCTATCTGCGTAACTTCCAGACCAACGAACTCGCCAAGACGGGCGACTCGCAGAAGAAGATGATTCTCGTGGAATATGCCCTTAAGGTTCGCACCGAAAAGGCCCACGGCATCATCGCCGACCTCACGACCTCGTAAGGTTGACTAAAACGCCGGGGGATGGGAAACTGTCCTCCGGTTCTTCCCTTTAACATTCAGCAGAAGGCATCATGGATAAGCGTCTTTTTGACCACGACCCTCTCACCGGAATCACCCGCTGGTTTCAATACGATGACTCAGATAAGTCATTTACAATCCAAACGCAGCAGGAGACAGAGGATTTAATCGAGCAGAACAAACGTGAGTCTAACGATGCAAGCTCTGGGTGGACTGGAGATTGGCACAAGGTAGCCTCTATCCCGTTAAGCATTTTCGTGCGATTGCAGAAGGAAGGTATTGTCAACGATCAGGAGGCCATGAAGAAGTGGCTTAACGATCCCGACAATTCCCTCTTCAGGACAAAGCACGGAGCCGTTTAATGAAAGTCGCAATCTGCCTACCCTGCCGAGATATGGTCAACACTGGTTTTGCGTATGACCTCGCTCGGATGATGGCTCAATGGTCTGCTAAGTATGTAAACCAAGGACATCAACTTCTGATCTTCAACAGCCAAGGTACTCTGATCGTAAACCAGAGGGCAGACTTGGCAAGGAATGCGGTAGAAGCTGGCGCTGACTATATCCTTTGGCTGGATACCGATATGCGGTTTCCCAAGGATACTCTAGAGCGACTTCTAAACCATAAGAAGCCTATCGTTGCTGCAAACTATGCTACTCGGCGCATCCCTGTGGATACGGTGGCTTTCAGACTACATGACAATGGTGGCTGGGAGACGATTAGGACTGGGGATAAGACTGGACTTGAGAAGGTTGAAGCTGTCGGCATGGGTGTAATGCTCATTGACACCAAAATCCTCAAGGAAATGCCAAAGCCTTGGTTCTCGATCACCTACCATCAGGACTCACATCAGTATTCTGGTGAAGACATCTTCTTCTGCTACAAGGCAGGAAAAATGGGTTACGAAGTGCTTATTGACCACGACTTGTCGAAGGAAGTTAAGCACATCGGAAGTTTTGAGTTTGGACACGAACACGTTGATGCTATCGAACAAGAGGGATTAAAATGAGCGAGAACTTTCAAGTACCGAATCGTGCAGTTGCAGTCACTCCTTCTGACACGACTGAAGTGTTCGCTTCTGCCATCTACGTTGGTAGCGGTGGCAATGTCTCTGTTATTACCGAAGGTGGTGATACCGTCACATTTAGCAACGTACCCGCTGGTACTACTCTGGTGATCCGAGTTACCCGCATCAGGGCCACTAGCACTACGGCTACTAACATCGTCCGT